ATTAAGAAATGACGAACTTTGTATATTTCATAAGCACCACTTATCTCAAGGACAACAGTCCGTTGAATGAGAATGTGGATGACAAGTTGCTGAAGTCAGCAATCAAAGAAGCTCAAGAGATTTATATCCGGGATGTCATCGGTTCAGGTATTTACAACGAGTTGCAAGTTCAAGCATTCGCAGGAACTCTGACCAACTTGAACACAACCCTTTTGGATTCATACATTGCACCTTGTTTGAAGTATTATACTTTGACTGAAGCGATGTTGCCAATGACATTCAAGTTGATGAATAAATCGGTTGCATCTCGTGAATCTGACAATGCTCGTGCAGTATCCGTTGAGGAGATGACATTGATTGAAGGCAGATATCGTGACAAAGCGGAATACTATGCAAATAGGTTGCGTGATTATCTCCGCACAAACACAAATGATTATCCATTGTTCTTGAATCCCGGCAATACGATTGATACCATCAGACCGAAATCAACTGCATTCAGCGGAGGAATTTATTTACCACTAAGATATGACGATTGTTTCTTCAACTATGACTTCCCCACCGACGAGAACAAATAAGTGGCAAAAAAACAACGAAGCCAAACTTCTCAAATTCCTAAAAAATGACATTAAACCAAATCATAGCAAAGATTCAGACCGCAGCCGAAAGCCATAAGATGGTCGGTCACTTTGGTGTTGGTCAACAATCCAATTTGACGGTTGAGAATGTTGAGTATTATCCATTGGTGTGGTTGTATCCAGATGGCTTCAATTTGCAGTCAACTGGGAAGTTGATGACATACAACTTTGCATTGATTGTGATGGATCGTGTGTTTGAATCTGAGAGCAACACAATTGAAGTTCTTTCGGATACTGCACAAATTATGTCTGACATTTTTGCGTTGGTAGAAACCAACACGGAATCCGATGGTGACTTTGAGTTGAGCATCAACGGAAATGCATCACCATTTTATGATTCAAAAACTGACATACTTGCTGGATATGCAATCAACTTCCAAGTTCTCACTCCTTATCTCAGCAATAGTTGCGTTGTACCTGTGTAGTGTGATTTGGGCGATGTTCAATTTTGAAGAACATCCAAAGCCAAAAACACTATTGAAGGTAGAAATGCACGAAAGAATTGTGGAAAGGGAGAAAATCAAACGAAGCGTTCTAATCAAATATCTTAATCACTTGGACACAATCTACCTTGATACCTTCAAAAGTTCGTCAGAAGGTCTGAAACAAGCCATTGAGTTACATCGTACACTTGACACAACTCTATGAAGAAAAACAATGTTCTCAAAATTGACAAGCCGTTTGAAGAAACGAAGGTTCTATTGATTAGTGATTTGCATTGGGACAATCCAAAGTGTGACCGGGTAACTCTAAAACGACATCTTGACTTGGCACTCGCTGGAAACAATGACATCCTAATCAACGGTGATTTGTTTTGTTTGATGCAAGGTGCGTATGATCCACGAAAGAGCAAGTCAGATATCCGACCTGAACACAATGTTGCAAACTACTTTGATGCCATTATTGAAACTGCGGTCGAATGGTTCACGCCCTATGCTCACAACATTAAGCTCATCGGATATGGGAATCACGAAACGAACATTCTCAAACGCCAAGAAACCGACATCATTGAAAGGTTTGTGACTTTGTTGAACTACAAAACGGGAAGCGATATTCAGGTCGGTGGATATGGTGGATGGATTCGATACACCTTTGAACAATACGGCAGAACTTGTATGTATACAATGAAGTATATGCACGGATTCGGTGGTGGTGGTGCGGTGACTCGTGGAACAATTCAACACAACCGGATGAGTGTGAATGTAGAGAATGCTGATGCCATTTGGATGGGACACGTCCACGAGGACTATGAACTTACCTACACGGTTGAAACACTATCGGTGAAGGGAACTGTCTATTTGCGTGACATATTAATGATTCGTACTTCAGCATACAAAGAAGAATATGGAGATGGCTCAAAGGGATGGCACATTGAACGAGGTGCATCGCCAAAGCCAATCGGAGGTCGTTGGTTAGTGATGAATCCAGTTCGTGAAGGTGACCATCGCAAGGTCATTGCTTACACTCACAAAACAATCTAAGAGTTAAAAAAACGCAAAAGGATATGATCTTAAAGGTTCAAATTGTACACGAAACAAAGAACGACAATTGGATGGGTTTGATTGAAGGCGAATCAGACATCGTTGAAATTGTTGAAGATGGTGCAATTGATTCTGCACAAATTGTGGGGGTTAGTGCTTATCACGAGTATTGCATTGTTTATATGCTCGGTGGTCATTCGTTTATACTGGAAGAAGAATATGATATATTTGTAAAGAGATGGATGCAGTCAACCCGAAACACTATAAGCAAGGATTAATTGAGTGCATTGATGCGATTGATTCAGCAACTACCAATAAAAAAGGAATCATTGCAGTTTGCACCGGGAACATAATCAAATACATTTGGAGGTGCGAAGATAAAAATGGGTTGGAAGATTTATACAAAGCGAAGTGGTATCTTGACAAGCTCATTGAAACCAAAGAAAAACAATCGCCCAAAAGTGCTACTTTGTAGAATGTGGTTCTTGTTATTTCTCATTCCTTTGACCAGCAATGGACAAGTGTTGATTGATACTTGTGTAATTCAAGAAGCCAATCACTATTTAGTCAAGGGTGCAATTGCGAGAAGGCAAGTCACAGTTCTTCGCAAAATTGTGACATCGGATTCCGTCATTATTTCGGAGCAAGATTCTATCATTGGTAAGCAAAAGACAAACATCGGATACCTGAAGGATGACAACAATGCACTTGTCAAGCGAAATAAAGCCATCTCACGCACTTTAATCAGTTACAAGATGCTGAGTGTAGTCCTAACCATTTTAAGCGTTGTGGTGTGGCTCAAATAGATTTGTCCAAATTGCCTGATGCACTTGATACTTATTTAGGTGATGCATCTCAAGGTTCACTACTTCAGCAGATCATCGTTGAATGGTGGAACAAGAAGGTGATTCCACCGATTTGGGCGAATCTTGATGCCAATGGAACGAACGCATCATCCAAACTCCGACAATCGTTCGCACCAGGAAACATCACCAAGTCACCGACATCAATCAACACCATTCTTTTGGCTGAGGATTATTGGGAGTTCATAGAATACGGAAGGAAACCAACACGAGGAGGACATATTGAAGGCACTCCGTACTTATGGCAATCGTTAAAAACTTGGATCAGTCAAAAAGGTATCAAACCGGCTGAAGGTCAAACATACGATTCACTTGCCAAAGCCATTGCCAAGAAGATTCACCGAAGCGGAACAAAGGCACAACCATTCCTTGAAAAGGCATTCACCGAATCCATTCAGATGGAATTGGTCAACGAGTTGAACGCTCGTTTTGGGGATTTGATATTCTCGGAGGACATAAAAATCTAATTAAAAGTAAATTTTATTTGCATTATTGAATTGTTTATTTTACTTTTGTGCCGTTATGGATTACGCAAAAGCAATTGAAACAATCAAACTGAAACGAAGACAAGGTCTTTTTCAGATTGTCGCACGGAAGACCGGAGTATCACTTCCAACCGTTCGCAAGTATTTAGTCGATGGGAACATCGTTTCTCCAAAAGCAAAAGCCGTCATTGAGATTGCATTGAGGGAGGTGAACAATGATTGAGTTGGCAATTAACGGATGGATACTGACTGTGCAAGGTCGTATCTGCGAGGAGAAGTATGTCTACACAATTGAAGCGGTGGACAATTGGCTGATTGCAAACCACATTGAAGAACTTCACGATTATCTTAATTCAACCACAAGCGGATTTGGTGATTGTTGTATCAAAGAATTTGACGGCATCAACTCGGAAGCATTCTTCAATGCTGAACCAACTAAATTCAAAGTTCTATTTATGATAGGACAACGCACTAACTTTTTCTAAAAACAAAACTCTATGAATAAAAGCGAATCAATCAAGAACATTGCCGGTGCATTGGTAAAATTCCAAGCATCGGTGAGCAAGGTCGGAAAGGAATCAAGCTTCTT